ATTCTTTTTTGTTGAAATTGTTCTAAACTGTCTTCTTGTTCATCTAGTCTATATTCATACATATTAAAAAAGTTTTTTAACTTCAAGTCCTGAACCCTTTTGTACATAAGTCCCGTTTTTTTTCGGTACTAATTTATATTTAAATGCTTTTACATAGTAATTATCATCAACTCCATCAGGTCCTGCTTTTGGTCCTGGTCCTAATGTTGCTCCTGGATTCTTATCCTCATTTACATTTGTAGTTGTTTTTAATGTTTTAGCTAAATTAAGGGCTTTTAAATATTTTTTATTTTTTTCACTAGGATTTTCCATTTTTTTAATACGTGAAATTTCTTTTTTTATCTTAGTTAATGGAATTTTTTCTCCTTTAGGAATATTTAATCTTTTTCTTACTGTACCTTGTTTTAAGTTACCCGCTTTTTTACCTTTAGCAGCCATTTTTTCATAGGTATCACCTTCTTTAACCGGTTCAAATCCTAATTCTTTATATACTTCATCATTTGGTTTTTGTCCTTTTTTTCTAAAAGCATAAGGAGTTAAATAAGCACCTGCAGCATTAGATAATGATACTTCATCTACTTCTTCTTCTTGTACAGGTACTACTCGATTACTAGGAAATCTTTTTACTGTTTCACCATCAAATCTAACTATCGTTTTATCATTTTCTACGCCTACTACTTGACCAGTACCATATAATGAACCATCGGGTTCCATTACATGAACTAAATCAATCATTTCATTTAATTCAGATTCACCAATTCTAGTTATTCTTTTATATTGGTCTGGATATTCATTTCTAAGATGTGTTCTTACTTTATTTCTTATAACTCTAATTTCATCATAAAATTCCCTAAATTTTTTATCATCTTTAGTTTTAACATAGGTTCTTTTAGCAGTACTAACTAAATCAGTTAAATCATCATAAAGTTTATCAAATCCTGGTAATTGAGTTATTTCCCATTTTACAGCACCAGTTTCGGGATCAATATCTGTAATTGTAGATTTAGAAGTACCATCACTACTAAATGAAACTTGTCCTACCTTAAACCTAGATTTAGGGATGCCTAATTCTTTTTCAGCATCATCCGCTGATGCCTTTTTTGCTAATTCGGAAAGTTTATACTTGTAGTTTGCCATTTGCTACTTGAATTTCTTTTACTAGTTCATAATATTGTAACAAATCAACTAAGTTATCACTATCAACCTTAGAATTTTTATCTAATTCAAATAGTAATTTAGCTACTTCAGTTATCTTAATTTTAGTAGCCGGTACTTTAATGTTTTTAGCTTCATTATTAAGTATTTCTTTTAAATTATTTACTTTTTTATTGTAAAATTCTCTTAAAGAAGGAGTGGAATCAACAGAATAAATAAATTCTTTTAAAATTTCTTTTTGTTCAATACTTAAATCATCATACTTATCATTAAATTTTTCTAGTAATACTCTATAAGTTAATTGTCTTAAATCTTTATCATAACCTGAAAACTCATCCATTAAATTATCAGTAGGTTTAGAATTTTCTTGTTTAGTTAAAAATTCCAACAAAGTTACTTTATTTTGATTAATTTGTTTTATATCAGTTAATTCAGTAGTATTATAACTTTCAATTAAAGTATAAACAGAGGCAATTTCTTTATAATTTTTTACTTTAGTACCAAAAAATGATTCTAGATTGTAATGTTTTTTTATTTCATTAATTAGATTATACTTTTGTTTTTTTAATATGGTTCTATTAAATTTTTTAGAATTTTCTAAAATTGTAGAAATTAATACATTAGCTCTACTTTCATTTAAAACTTTAGATTTAATAACAGACTCATATAACTTATATTCACGCCCCAATTCAGTTTTAACAAAATAAGATTTAAGTAAATCTATGGCGGGTGAATCATCACCTTTTAAAGTATCCGCAGTTATTTGCCTAACTAGTAATTCGAATAAAATACCAGTATTTTTATACTTGGAATGTTTGATTTTCATTAAAAATATATTTATTTATAAATATGTACAAATTATTTACTCTTCAACTGAGAGTCATCTAGTAGGCTAGAATCATCTTTATCCTCTTCAAATATTAACTTTTTTTTATTTTTTTCAAGTTCTTTAAAAATTTCCTTATTTTTTAAATAAGTCACTTTAGCACTTTCAAATTCGGATAATGGTCTACTACCTTCATTTTTATCTGTATCTTTCATTCTTTTAGTACCTAAAGGATCCTTTCCAAAATTATTTTCCTGTTTACCCCTATTAGTAATTCCATCTTTAGGTCTACCTAAATTATCTTTATCATATTTTTCAGGTTCCGGTACATTACCTGGTTCAGAATACATTCTTCCTTTACCATATAAAGAAGCTAAATCATGTGGTGTACCATAAGATTTACCAGATTGAACTGGATCGTTACCTTCTGCTTCAATTTGAGCTAACCTAAATTTACGTTTAGCATCCTCTCTAGCTAAATCTCTATACTCATCATATTGATCTTCACTAAAGTGATAAATGTTATGATAAATCCAATCAGAAGGAACTAAACCTTGTTCTAATAATGTTCCTGCTAATTCAGCTTTAGATTTAAGTAATTCAATTCTTTCCTGATCATATATAATAGATGGAGTAGTCATTGACAACTCAAAATTAGTCATATTTTCTGCAGTATAACCTTGAGTATATAAATGTACTAGAGCTATTTTATTTAATTCTGATAGTACAATTCTTTGTATTCTATCAATGGTTCTGGCAAACCTAATATCTTCTGCTGCTAGTGTAGCTTTACCTTCTATATTTTCATCATAACCTAAAAATGCCTTAGGTATTTTAAGTGCAGCAAATAATTTGTCTCTTAAATATTCTACATCTTGAATACCATCATATGATAAACCAGGTGTAGTATCTATTTTAGTTGCACTATCATTACCTCTTACTGGTATGTAGAAATCTTCAAGCATATTTTGCATATTATATTTCAAATTATACTCACCTGTTTTTTCATCCATATAAGGAGTACGTTTCATATTAGAAATAGTTTTTTGCATAAATGCCTCTACTTCATTAGGAGGTATAGCACCAACGTTAACATAAAATATTCTTTTTTCTGGAGCACGAGCAATTCTATGGATTAACATTGCATCCTCCATTAATGTGTATTGTTTAAATAATTTTCTAGCTGGTTCTATATAAGCTCTACCATATGGAAGATAGTTAACATCTGAAACCATTCTAAAATGAGCCATTTCATAGTTTTCATATGTAATGCCTGCATTATCACCCTCTACTTGATTTGGTAAATTATAATAACCATAAGAACTACCAGCAAAACCTTCGGGATTCCACCTATATTTTATCTCAGATGGATTTTCTGGATTTTGCCCTTCTATTCTTTCAATATGGTAAGCTGTATAAGGAATTACATTATAAACACCAAATTTTTCTGCAATTTCTAATTTTAGGAAAAAATCACCATATTTGTTCATTTGCCTAATCCACATCCAAAGATTAAACTCAATATTTAAAATATCATAAAATAAATTATATAGAATCTTTTGAATATCTTCATTAGAACTTCTAATTTGGAGTACTTCCCCCATATCATTTTTTAATGTAGCTTCATCTGATAAAATATCTAATGCAGAAGCGATAATAGCATCCTGATCCATAACATCATACTCAGAGTAAAGTTGTGTTCTTAACCATTGATAGTTAAGATTAAATTGAGCACCATATAATGATGAAGGTTGTGTAGTATAAATTCTATTAAATCTATCTACTAATGCGTTAGTTTCATACTGACCACTACTTTGAATATGATCAGTATCAATTGTTTTTATTTGATTACCTCCTACATTTCTGATTACTACATCAGTTGAAAATAATCTTCTTAATCTTGAAAATACACTTGTATCTGCCATTTAATATATAATTATTGTTATAAATATTACCTTATTAACCAACTAATATCCTCTCCACCCTTATCTGTTTTAATTTGATAAGGATTATCAGGACCTTTAGCAAACCCATATCCACCTTGATATTGAGTTCGGTTAACACCCATATTATTTAAAGTTTGTTTTGTTATATCTATACCTCTTTGTCTAAATTTTAAAGCTGTATCTCTAATATACATAGCAATACCAAAAGACATAACCAAATCATCATTATAACCTGATTGAGCTTCTGGTCTACCATTTCTCCAAATAAAAGTTTTCATTTCTTCTATTAGTCTTTTAGATTGAAATGTAACACCTTTATCACTTAAATATTCTTGAAATTTTCCAATTACCATAGGTCTTGTTCTAGAAGACATAGTAAACCCAGGAACCATTTTTGAATGGTCCTGGTATTTATCAAAATATGAATTAACGTTTGGTTGGTCCGATTTAGGTGAGTAGTATAAATTTTGATAATTTCTATCAATTGCTACTTGAATCGTGGCCCAACCTACATTAGCATTTTCAATAATTAACATAGCTTCATTATATTCTGAAGCTATACCAACTAATAAATGCCCATAATCTTTAGTATTGATTTGTCCCTTATATTCAGCCACTTGAACATTACTTTCTACATCAATTACATGAAAAGCAGAATAATCTTTTCCATCTCCTCTAGATACATCAGCAACTACAATATAATCCCTTGTATAATCTGGGGTTTCCCAAACCCATAAATTTTGATCAGTTCCTCTCCTTTCCATAGGATCTTTTATGTAAGATTTTTCATAAAATTCAATATATTCAGGATAAAAAACAATATCACCCGAAGTACTAAAATCGCAATCACATTCTTGAGCCGCCATTCTAGGATCACCTAATAATTCATCTTGTCTTTTTCTCCAAGCTTCATCTCTCTCTGGGTGAACATACCAAGGTAATTTTATAGGTAAAAAATCATTTTCTGCTGATTCAGCTCTTGTCCAAGTTTGATGAAACCAATTACCTGTTCCATATGGAGTAGATAGGGCAATGCAACCACCACCAGTAGCTAATGTTTGTTGAGCTGAGGCCCAAATTTCAGAAATATTATCAATAAAAGCTGCCTCATCAATAATTAGAAGAGAAACGGCTTCAGATCTACCTGCATCACTGCTTGCTGATGTTGCTTTAATTTGTGAGCCATTTACTAATCTTAAATTAAGTTTATTATTTTCAGCAGCATCTACTTTTAACCAAGAAGGTAAATTATCATACATAAATTTAACCTTAGTTACCATATTTTTAGCAGTTTCTTGTTTAGTAGCTATACAAAGAATGTTTTTATCTTTAGCAAATAACATCATCCATAATGAATAACCAGCAGATAAAGTAGATAAACCTAACTGCCTGGATTTTAAAACAATAGAATAAGGATTATCTCTAAACAAAGTTAAAACTTTTTCCTGAAATGGATATAAATTAAATTGAATTCTTCCTCTTTGGGGGTGTTGGATATAACAGTATTTTTTCATAAAATGTACTGGGTCCTTAGCACATTTTATATATTCAGATCTTATTACTTTTTTTAAATCAGACATACTATTTAGCTATTACTAAAATTCCAACTGCCACACCTATACCCGCTAACCCTACTAATTTAGTTTTTAGCTTTTGTTTTTGTAAATCCTTTTTTAATTTTTTAGATAATTCTTCAGATAAACTTAATTGATCATTTTTAGTTAAAATCATAGAATTAAAATTAGTAATTTGATCATTAAGATTAGAAATTACACTATCTTTTAATACTACTTTTTGTTCTAATAATTGAAATTTTTTTACTGATAATACTAATTCGTCCTTAGCTTCATCACCAGTAAGTAAATCTTTAATTACCAGTTTCGCCACCGGTTTTTCCAATCGAATCGATAATGTGTCTATATCGTTCTGAGAAAAACTGATAAAGCTCGTCATCATTAAACTTATCAACAGCCCTAACTTTTTCATTAGTTTTTATTCTTAAATTATTAATTAAATTATCTTGATTATCAATTTCTTTATCTAGGGATAGAATTTGAGTATTTAGAGTCT